TTAGTTTGACAAATGAACTGAATAWMTTATTGTAAGCGTTGAAATTACACACATTCATGCAGTAAACAAAGCACACCATAATTTATTCAGTTCATTTGTCAAACTAATATTTAGTTACTTAATGGCTACAAATGAGAAAGCCTTGGTTTAACCTGATCACAATAAATACACAATGAAAGCAAGCTAATAATATAAAACAAAGTTATTTTGTCACACTCAAATACAGATAAAAACACTCAGTTTATTCATTTGTTGGAACCCAGAGTCCTACCTCCTAGGTGGCTACAAATGTAAAGCCAGACCGTTTCACAGAATGTAAACGGACAAACATATGGCACTAATAGTCATAAAATTCCCTCTGCAACTGGGTGCCATACCAGTTTCCTCTCCTAGAATTCCTCCTGCGACGCCTTTCCTTGTACTTCCATTCAGCATAATTCATCCGACGTGTCCTTGGAGTGTCCATCAGGTAGGCAACTCCTTCGTCAATCACCAGTGAGTCGTGCACTCCCTTCTTAAAAACCTCGCTATCACCAACTTCAATGTCATATATGTCTGCATAGCTAAGATACGCTCTAGGTTGCTTGTGGTCAAACACCCATTTAGAGGACCCTTTGCATCGTTTGTTGTGAAATGACAGGGAGCCAAAGTGGAAAAATGGCTGTAGGCATTGAAGGCACAGAATATCTGATTCGTCATCCCCCATATTCTCGTTGTTAATGATCATCAAAAGTTCTCGTTCAGCAATAGTGCGGTCTACGCTAGGTTTGACTGGCGTAGGATTCTTAACAAGGGACAAATACTCATTTTTGAAATGGGTATATCTGTCCATGAAGGAAGCACATTGCTCAATCTCAACTGGTTCATGGGGAAATAGAAATGCAACTCTAGCATCATGAGAGAGCCGCATGAATAGAAAATCGCCGAAAAAGATATTCACGTATGCTTCTTCTGGGATACTGCCACTTGGAATTTCGAAAGCAGTCAGATTGCCTGAAGTGCACCCGCCGCCCTGAGCCTGAATTTTGCTTGATGTGGCTGAAGTTGTAGAAACTCCCATGTTAAATTCTCCAGTAATGGCGTTTCCGCACTTAAATACTGGGGCGCGAAATAATTTCTTCCCGTTCTCAATTCCAATTGGGGGGAGAGCCTCACCAGCCACAGAAATAGCACCAAGAGGCCGCACGTAGACTTCCAGGAGAGTGCACGTGCTTGCTGCCGGTACTGTAATAGCCAAAATTCCGCATGTGTCAAGATAGCGAGCAAACTGATCTTTCCTTATGAGGCCTCGTTTGAAAAAGGGAGGGCGTGGTACCATCAGGGATTGGACAAGATTTCTGCCATCAGCTGTGTATGTTACTGGTCCTGCCAATGATCGCGGAGCCCCACTTTCATTGGGAACTACTCCAAAAGAGTAATCCTCAAGCGGCGATTGCAACAAACAAGCAGTAATCATCTCTCCTTGCCCTTCTGCGAAAGTAGGAACAATCATGAACTCCATAGCACAACGGTAATAGGACCAGCCCAAGACTAATTTCCTATATGGGTTGCGCACTTCAACATAAAAGTTTCCTTCCTTAAGCTCAGTGGCTGAATTGATTTTGTCTGCTTGCTTACCGAAAACCGATCGAGAGAATCCTAGACTTGCAGGAATAGTGATCAAGAAGCCCTTGCCTGTTTCAGCTGATTTCGGTTTGAAAACCACAAGTCGTGCAAAATCATCCATGTTTGAAGGACACGAAGCTTGAGCTCTTTCCTGCCAAATGTCAGAGGTGATTTTGGCTCTATTGAATGTGGGACTGAAATGACACGACGCCTGATTCCCATAGCTTGCCCGTTCGCACAGTTCAAGATTGTAATGACCAATAGAACGAATGATGACTTTAACAGGTACATTGGTGAATCCTTCGGCAGAGAAGGGTGGCTGAGTAACAACCAAGAGAAGTCTTAGGCTGTTAGAGCTTTCATCTAATCCCTTAAAGTTATCATCGCCCATCACGGATGAATACAGGAGCCAGCTTGATTGGTCCACACGAAAAGTGGTGCGATGTGACCCTGACAAGGACAATTCCACGTGCTTGAATCTATGGAGGTATGAATATTCGTAGAATAGCAAAGGTGCACCGTGGGGCAAAGCAAACAAAGTTGCTGAGCCCCCGATGACAAGACATGATGAAATCGCTATCTCGAATTCCACGGCACCCCTCCATAAGTTCCAAAAATTCATTATGCTGGATTGAGGGGAGAAGTAACACTGCTTGCCTGTTGCGTCTGGATACCCCCCACCGGGTATATAATCGATAGCATAGGCGTCACCACTCACTACTTTGGAATCAAGTTGTATCATTCCCAGAAAGGAATTCGTTTTGAGTTCTGGGATATGGATACTATTGCCAAGAGTGAAATGGTGAGCTATGTCATCGACCGGCAATGATCGTGAAGGAGGGGTTGTGGAGAAACCGACTGTGCCAACTCGCAACGAGATCTCTAGGGAGCCCACCAGAGAAGGAACCCCAGGTATACTGTGCCCCAAAGCTACAACATAGAATGAACCAACATGGTCAGCATTGCCAGACAGGACGGGGATAATCCCAGTATGACCAACAGTGGCAATCTCAAGGTAGCTCCCTCCTCTATTGTCATGCAGATTGACAACAGTGGAAGCCATGTTCAAACTTCGCCCTATGTTGCGAGCTCTCTCAGGCGTGAATCGGTCAGAAGAATCCCAAACAAGAACCACAGGCGCAGAATGCATTTTAGTCGTTTCCATCCGCAAGGTTGCTCTCAAAATTGGACGACATGAGGGGTTATTCATCACCATTTGCATGGCAGGAGTTGGGATTTTCAGAAACTTAATCCCATCAAACAGTGAAACAGTGGCAAGTACGTCCCCATCTCTTGCCGTTGAAGAAAATGAGATGGGGACTGTTCCTATAGTACCTGCAAAATGAGTTTCTAATGTGTCCGTGCCCGGCAATGTTTGTTCCGCAAAAGCAGCGACGGTAATTTTGCCTTGACGGTCCTCGTCGCCCTGAGCTGCTGCATCACCATCAGTGGTGTAGCCGTCATCGAGCAGCTGCTCAGGACGCCGAGTCACCGCGTCTACTCGGAATCGCTCTGGCAATTTAAATCTTGCAGAAGAATTTGAATTGCCTCCTGGTTTCCAAGTAGCTAGGCTATTACTCGTGGAAGCGCAATATTCTAGCCCACGGGAACAAGATTTCCATGGGAGCACAATCTCAGAAACTGCAGGAATGTCTGTTATCCTAGGAAAAATTGGCACACATTTCTCCCACAGAATAGGAGCGTTTTCCTTAGTTTTATCCTTGAGAAAATTTCTGATCCCAGGATTAACAAAGGTAGTATGCGGACGTTTAGTGACACTGCCTGCAACAGATGGAGAAACCACTCCTACAACAGAACCACTCTCCAAGCCAAAACCACTGCCTACGGTGACAACTTTGACCGCATGGTCCAAGTGTGGGTCACGTGTGCTCAGGGAAAACTGAGGAAACATGACTGAAGTAGCAGTTTCAGTCTCAACGGCACTATGAATGTGACCACCAATGATGGCCTTTTCTGGTTCAATGGCTCGGCCGTCAACAGCAATAGTCAGCATGACTCCATCATTCTGTACAGGAACGTGCAGACTTGAAGTCAGTGCAATGACATCAACAGTCAAAGTCTTGGGTTCATCAGTATGAGCTTGCTTTGACTGGTGTGTGCGTAGAGAATTCTCAGCCTTGTAAACATCGACTATATCGGGCAATGGAATATTCTGTTCTGTGCGTGTGTCCTCCAAAACTCTCGTAATAGCCACATCTTGAGTGTTAAAGGAAATAAATTCCTTTTTAACCAATTTAACAATAGCATTGGGCTTGACGTGAATTTTGTTGGAACGCATGGCTTGGGAAATTTCATTAAACAGTTTTGGGGTGGTTTGTTGCACATTTGCGATTTGATCAAGTCCCCGATCTCTAGCAACAGCGAGAGCCCTGCCCAAATCTGATGCTCCAGTATCAAACTGACGAGCACCCAAATTCAGGGCTTCCTGAACTCTTTGTGAAGACATAATAATCAAATTAGTCAGGAAAGTCAAGAGACGGAGAACAACTCGGTCTTGCAGGGAGAAATATAGCAGTTCGTGGTGACAGCTAGAAATGTTCTGTAGGAAAACACTACAAAACAAGGTTGTGAATATTAGGAATGGAAGAAACAACCACAAATTGGAAAAGAAATAAAGAAAGAAACAACCAATCAAGAAAAGATAAAAAATATCAGTGAGGTAGTTCCGAGATACGTAAAGCTTCGCTCCCTGGAACCTATCGTAGGTGATTAATTTACAATGCCCTGCAGACTCGAAAGTCTCTTCAGAGTGTATGCGCCACACTCCAGTCTGCAGGACTAATTTGGCAGCAGCTAAATCTTTGCAAGTGCGATGGCGTGAAACGAACTTGCAAATCTTGTGATCACAGTAGGACATTGTGGGTGAACGCAAAATTTGCAAGATTCAAAATTGAAAGAAGACCAGAGCCCATTTGGCCACACAAGTGTGAGGGTTGGATTTGCCGTAAAAGAAAAGAGCAGTAATAAGATATAAGTAACTATACTAAGCTTACCAGAACCAAAAGGAAACAAATAAAAGAAAAGAAGGAAACCACTAAACTGGTGAAATTCGTGAGTAACACCAATATGTGGTTCCTAGGATGGAAGTGGAAAGTAACTGTGACTTAGG